ATAGTTGTTGGTTCCCCAAATAGAGTATAATCTTGAGAAATATCTATCTGTCTAGTTACATTGTCAATATAAGGCTGTGATATTTCATTAAGACTATATTTACCTTCCCCTACTTTATTGTATACCCTTAAATCAATTACATTCATTACACCACCTACGTTATTAATTGTCTCTATAAGTGATGACATATAGATACTATCACCCATATCATACTTATTAATATCCATAAATGACTTTACAGCGTTAATAACTTGAGCCATAATCTGAGATTGCGGTATTTTTTTGTCCACATATAGGTCAATTTGAAAACTTAAATTGACAATTCTACCATCTGTTATCTCAACATAGTCATTTAGCATTCTATAATCAGCCAAATAAGTAGCTATATTTTCTTTTAACGTAGTTGTTGAGCTATTTGTAAGCTTAGAATTACTATCAAGACCCAAAATATATGCTTTTATTTTATTTTGTTCCTCAAAAACACCACAACGAAATGGTACACCGTACATTCCTGGCATTAAAGCTATTCTAGCTTGATAATCCTTAATGGTTACAGCTCTATTTTGTGATGAAAAGTTATATCTAACAAGATTTCTTAGCTCTTCTACACTAGGTTCATCCTTACCACCCAACGCTGGGAATGCATTATTAACCTTTAATGAAGATTTTACCGCATTATTAATCGTTTGATTAGGACCATTAACTACCATTGTAACATTTCCTAAGTTTCTTAATACATTTGGACCTAGATTTGTATCAGAACCACCACCAACTCTGTATTTAATAAACATAGTAGTATTAGCTGTAGGGGTTACACCCAAAGAAAGATTATTTATAAAGTCACCTATCTGATTAACTAATGCTGGATTTGAATCAAAATCACATAAACTACTAGTATCTTGTGTACCACCACCTAATATCAATTTAGTGAACCCTAAATCAGTGTATTCACGAATAAATTTTTTATTAACTGTAATCCATTTACCTGGTCTAATACCTGCATTGTCACTTAATCTAGAATTATCCTCAATAAAAACGTCACTCTCGGCCAACGCATCCATTTCAAACCATTTTAACTCCAAATCTAAAAATAAATCTGGACTAGGGTCTTTAGTGAAATTAGTACCATCAAGTGCAATTACCGAATCGATAGAGATAACGTTATCGTCTGGTAAAATTATTTCTAAAAAAGGTTTTACATCAGATGAGGTGATAACACGCTTAAAAATTTTAGTAATACCGTTTATTACAATCTCCCTTTTAACTAGGGTATAATTAACTAAATTATTATTAGCATCAAAATTAGGTATGATTAACCTATTTGGTATACCACCAATTGTAAATGGACTTGTAAAATCTATGTCTTGAGAGGTTTCGAATACTTTACCAGCCCCTGTTACTTGAGAACCAGCTTTAATCACTGGAGCATAAGATAAATCGAATGTGTCACCTAATACTGGAACCGTAACTGAAAAATCAACTATGGTTACTGATGGACGTTTTCCTGGTACCTTCAAACCAAAAGTTCTGGCCATTGATAAAACAGATTTACGCTCTTTAGCATAATCAATTTGTGTTTCTTGAAACATTCTATCTGTGTTGAAAGATAACATATCCCCAACCGCAGCGTTAAGCTCCAATAACATCATACCTACACTGGCATCATTAAAATCATTAAAAATGTCTGGGTAGTATTGTTTAACCATGTCAATAAGACCAGCTCTTATATCCGCAAAGTTACGTGATGTATAATTAATTCCTTGATTTGCCATATTATATGTTTATGATTACGAAGTCATCAGTTGTGAAAACTTCATCTGTTATTGAATAATCGATTCTTACCACCGCTGCATACTCGCTAGTCGGTGAAGGGTCAACCCTTACATCTTTAATTTGTAATTTAGGTAAGTATTTTTTAACCACTGTTTTAATTTCTTCTTTTATAGCACCCAATGTCAATGTATCATTAGGCTCAAAAATGAATTTTAACAGGTCTGTACCGAATTGTGGGTTATAAAGTCTCTGACCCTTTCTAGTTAAAATCAAATGCATCAAATCGGCTTTAATTGCCGCATTTTCATCTTGATTTAGGTCTAAAAAGAACCCTTTGTGACTATCTTTGAACGGATAGTTAATGTTAATGTATTTTCCCTTAGCCATATCGCTGTTTATTACATAAATATGATAATATTAGTTTTATTGGTTAAGTAAATGGTGTTTAACAACTAAATCACATAATTTAATGAAATACTCCTCACTATAGTTCCTTTTCATCATATTAACATCTTTATGTACCCATTGTATATTATCTGGTAAATACCCCTTACTAGAGTCTATTCGGTCAACAGATGCCGTAAAATCTTTAGTATTTGTACTAATTTTTAAACCAGTTAAGGCACAAATATATTTTTGTTTCTTCAATTTTACATCCAAATCTTCGATTTTAACGTTAAAGATTATCCCTCTAGTTTTAGCGTCTCTTTTTAGTTTAGACATTAATTTACCAGGTATATCACCATACCCCTTCCAAGCTGGATTTTCATTTTTTTTCAACGAACTACCACATTCTGAACACTGTTTTGACTTCCCATTAATTAATGTGTAACAAGAAACTTTACGTATATTACCACATTTACATTGACAAGTAACTTTAGCTTCATGTTCAATTATAATTGTTTCATCGATAACCTTATATCCACCAAAAGTTTGACCTTTAGTGAAAAACCCATCATATTTACTTTTATTTTTATTTCCCATATCTATAAATATATTATTTTCTCGAAAAGTGCCGTTTTTTTTTTACGCACCATTAGAAAACAAAAAAGAGGACCATGGTCCTCTTTTTATTTAAAACATAATTTAATATGTTAGTTTTGTTTAATCAAATCAATTTTTGACACATCTATTTCACATGCACCACCACCACAACTAATTTCACCACTAAGGTTAGTGTTGTCTTGTGTTTCAATTACTTTGGTTAAATCAACATTACTTAATGATTTCATCATTTTTTCAAACACTTCTTTTGAACAATCAGTAAAAGGAGCTTGAGTGTAACTTCCACCATCATAAGGTAACACTGAAATACCGTTAAACGTGTCTTTATTCGCCCACATCCATTCACCAACTGCTGGCCATTCATTTACCTTGTAAATTACGTCACCCTCAGAATCTCTTCTAGGTTCAAGTATTGGTTGACCATTAGAGTCCAACAACTGGATACCGTTTTCGTCTAACTTAGTGACCATTTCAGGCTCTTTCTTGATAGAAACGGTTACTGATACGTTGCGAGTGTTTTGACCATCTCTATGCCCAGCTCTAACCCATTTAGTGTTAAACAATCTAACACGCTCTAATAAGTCCATTGGAGACTCGAAACGGAAAATTGAACCTTCTGGAGCTTTAACAGGTACTGAAATAACCGCTTGCTCTTTTGGTTTAAAGAACTCGTCTTCAACTAATTCTGGGTGATAAATTGATAAGTAGGTGTAAATAGCCTCGTTCTTACCAACACGGATACGTCTAACGTAATAGTCATTATGCCATGCGTGAATACCTGATGCTGTACCTAAAACCAATGATGATGTTCCAGATGGTTTTACTGTAGTTGTTCTCGCTGATTTGTTAATACCAATCAATTTAGCAACTCTAGCGTTTTCTTTAAGAACAGCTTTAGCAGTAGCTTCTAAATCATAATTTAACACTGCACCAGAACCGATACCTGTCATACCAACACCAATAAGGGCATCTTTTTCAGTTGTACGTTTCCACACATCTCTTAAATAGTGAAAATCTGTATAACCAGCTTGAAGTGTACCAATTAATGCAGCGGCTTTAACACGTTCTTCTAAGTCTTCTTGTGATACAATGTTTGAAGCATTAATCTCACAAAGGTTACAGAATTGGTATGGTCTTAAACCGATTTCACAACATGGGTTAGTACCCCAGTCTTTGTCGTTTGAGAAATACACACCTGGCTCACCTGAACCTGACTCCTCAATTTTCTTCCATAACTCGAAGAATTTTTCTTCAGTAATTTTATGGCGAAGAATAACTGCTGAGTTATTAGCTCTACCACGTTGAGGGTTTAATTCCCACCATGCACCGAACTTACAAGCTAACATTTCTTCATCATCTAAAGAGAATAAAGAAATTAACGCTGCTCTACGAATACCACCTGTTAATACTGCGTCAGCAATAAAACAAACAATATCATGTACTTCTAATGGTGTTAATTTTGAACCATCTTCTTTAGCATCAAGAATTTTTTTGATGTTATGTATACAGTCTTTAAGTGGTTGAGGACCTGGTGCCTTACCACCACTTGTAACTAACAACGCACCTTTTTGACGAATGTCAGAATAATCAAATTCTGGTGTTGATAACCCTTCGAAATAAGCTTTCATAAGGGTTTTAATAGCATCAGCCCATCCTTCGATTGAGTCACCTATTAAGTAACGTCTGTGTCTTGTAGGGTTTGGTTTTCTAATTTCTGGTAAGTTCTCAACGTGATGTTTTTGAACTGAGTACCCAACTCCTGTACCACCTAAAAGAAGGAACATAGTTTCGCTGAATGCTCTCCAATCATCAATTG